ACTAATAAAACGATTGATTCAGGAACATACTAATGAATAAATAAATTTTATGGAAGAAACAAAACAAGAACCTTTAGGAAATATAAGAGACCAGTTAAAAGTTAAAACAGCAGAATGCGTTGCGAGTAATGCAAAAGTTGGAACATTAATGGGACAACTATTGGATGCCGAAACGAAAATACTCGTTTTATCTGATACTGTCTCTGCTCAATCTAAAGAATTAGAGCCACTCAGAGCAATTAAAGCAGAGTTAGATGATAAAAATAAAACTGTGTTTGCACAAGGATCTAATGTCACTGCTTTAAGAGATAAAATATCTTTAAATAAGAAACAACATCAAGAAGAATTAGAACATCATGGTAGAGTAATAGAAGACTATCAAAAGAAATTAAAAACAGCTGAAAGCAAAATAGAAATCTTAGAATCTAAACTTAAAAAACGAAATAAAAAGGTAAAAGATGGCGAACACAGTAATAGTTAAAAAAAATAGTTCTTCTGGGAATGAACCTGGATCTTCAGACATTGAAGTTGGTGAATTAGCAGTTAATACTGCTGATGCAAAAATTTTTACAAAACATACTGATGGTTCGATTAAAACATTAGGTAAAGATGTTGCAAATGAAGCAACAGCTTTGGCTATTGCATTAGGATAATATTATGGCAAATACTTTTAAAGTTAAAACAAAAGATGGTTCAAGTGTTAATGCTGATACATTAATGACAATTTATACTGTTCCAAGTTCAACTACAACTATCGTTTTAGGTTTAACTTTAGCAAATTTAGTTACACAGAATATAGAAGTCACAGTACAATTAACGAATAATGATGGCGATAATGTCAATATTGCTAAATTAGCACAAGTTCCTGCAAAATCAGCATTAGAACTGATGACAGGAAATAAATATGTAATGGAAACTGGCGATATCATAAAAGTGAAATCCAATGTTGCTAATAGTCTTGACACGACATTATCAATAATGGAGATTACATGATATGGCTTCTTATATTGGTACAAAACCAGCAGACACTGTAAATTATAAAAGTCTGCAATCTCAGCACTTTACTACAAGTGCAACTACAAGCTATACATTAGATAAAAGTATTACAAATGAAAATGCAATAGCACTCTTCATTAATAATGTAAGACAACAACCTGGAACTGGAAAAGCATACACTGCATCAGGAACAACTTTAACACTTTCAACAGCAACTACATCTTCAGATGTTATGTGGTGTTTATTTTTAGATGATACTCAAAATACAGATTTAGTTCAAAATGCTAATATAGAAGATAATGCAGTGACTACTGCAAAAATTACAAATGCAAATATTACAACTGCAAAACTTGCTGCTGATGCAGTAGATGGAACTAAATTAGCAGATGATGCTATTAATAGTGAACATATTACTGATGGATCTATAGACACAGCTCATGTTGCAGATAATCAGATAACAACTGCAAAAATACTTGATGCAAATGTGACAGCAGATAAATTAGCAAGTACATTAAATTTATCTTCAAAAACTGTTACACTTCCTGCTGCTTCAGTGACAGCACATGTAACACCAACAGACTTATCTGAATTAGAGCAAGATATTATGATTTTAGGATTACATACTGCAACTGCTCGTAATTCTTCCGAAACAGATTTAAGTAGTTCTCATATCATTCGTTTTGAAGATGATAGTCAAATAGCATCCGAAACGACTGGTGATAGAAATGCTACAAGCGAATGTTGGAGTTCAGTATCTTCAACTGAAACATCAATTCCAGTAAAATTATTAATTAATGGTGATACAAATGGTGGTCATGGAAGTGCAACATTCACAGATGAAATTGGAACTCACTCTATATCAGGTGAAGGCAATACGCAGTACACAAATGCTGCTGCTAAATTCGGTTCAACTTCAATTATCTTTGATGGTAATGGAGATTATTTAGAAATAGCTGATCATAATGATTTTGATTATGCTAATGACAGTAATGGATTTACTGCTGAAATGTGGTTTAAACAAATTTCAACTACTGGAGAAGATGGTTATGGCAATATGCCATTGTTCGGTCAATCAGGTAATAGTTCAAATGGAAATCCAAGAAACTTTGTTTGGCGACATGATGACGAAAGCTACTCTCATTATCATCAAGGAGCATCTCCCGATGGTGTAAGTGGTGATTTCACAGGTCAAGATATGGAGGATGGTAATTGGCATCACTTCGCTCTTGTTTATGAACATAATAGTGGAAATGGAAAATTAAATTTTGCACTTAATGGTGAGTGGGGAGATAATCCTGCTTCAACTTATACTACTGCAAATATTGCTAATACTTTTAAAATTGGTAGAGCACAAGCAAGTAGTGGTGCAACTGGTTATGCAAATATGTATATGGATGGTTTCAGAATTACTCATAAAAGTCTTTATACTATTGGCACAAACTTTACAGCTCCAACAGCAAAATTCGGAACAACAGAAACTACAATAGCTGACAATGCAACTGGAACATTAATCACTACTGCTCAAACAGTTGGTAGTGCAAAAACTTCTGTATCAGGAGTATTAATGTATAAAGATGCAGTTGGAACGAATACAATAGGAACAGATTTAAAAATATATTTTTCAGCAAATAATGGTACAAATTTTACAGAAGCAGCATCATACACAGCTTTAACACCTACATTTAATAATGCTGGAGTTAAAATGGTTAAACTTGGAGCAACAACTGTGACAAGTGGAACACAAATAAAAGTAAAAGCAGTATTTGCTAATCAAGCACATGCAAGTAAGTATGCAGAAATTTATGGATTTGGAGTTAATTACTAATGGCATTAAGTAAAATAAAAGAAAGAAGTATTGAAGATGCAGCAATCACAACTGCTAAAATTGCAGATAATGCAGTAGCAACTGCTAAAATTGCAGATAATGCTGTATCAGGTGCTAAATTTTCTGGACAAGCAGGTGTTTCAAGACCAACTGTGACTGGGGCAACTCCAGTAATTGCTCCGAGTACTGCAACTGCTGTAACAATAACAGGAACAAATTTCAAATCAGATAGTACACATGTTCCTATTGTTGAAGCAGTTAATAGTACAGGTGGTTTAACAAGAGCAACAGTCGTTTCATGGGCAAGTGCTACTTCACTTGCTGCAACTTTTAGTTTAGCACAAGGAGATTATAGAGTAAGAGTAGAAAATCCTGATGGGGGTGCTGCACTTTCAACAAATGCTATTTTGCAATCAAGTCAAGCTCCAACCTGGACAACTGCTGCTGGGTCATTAGGAACTTTTTCTGGTGGAGCAACTATTAGTGTAACAGTAGCAGCATCATCAGATAGTGATGTTGATTATTCAAAAGTTTCAGGAACATATCCTGGAGGAATTTCTTTGGCTGCAGAAACAGGAGTTTTATCAGGAACAGAGAGTGGTAGTTCAGTAACAACTACTTATGAATTTACTTTAAAAGGAACAGATGAAGAATCACAAGATACTGCAAATCGAACTTTTAGTATAACAATTTCTCATGGAGCAACAGGTGGAGGACAATTTAACTAATGGCTGGTTCATATTTACATAAAACACCATCTCAAAATCCAGATAGTCAAACAACTTGGACAATATCTTTTTGGATAAAGAGATGTAAACTTACATCTGAACAATGGATATTAACAGCAGAACATGGAGACACTGGTAATACTGGTACATTCGTTTATTTTAATGCAACTGACGAATTAATTTGGAGAGAAGAAGTTAGTGGTTCTGATGTAGGAAAATTAATAACTAATAGAAAATTCAGAGATACTAATGGTTGGTATCATATTGTTTTAAGATGGGATACGACTAATGCTACAGCAGGAGACAGAATGCAAATGTTTATTAATGGTGTAGAAGAAGGTTCAACAGGTGGTTATTCTACAGATACTAATCCATCTCAAAATCTTGCTGCTGAATGGGCAACTCAAGAATATCAAGCTATTGGTGTTCAAGCATTACAAGGTAATGCAAATAATCATCTTGATGCTGTCATGACACATTTTCATTATACAGATGGCACTGCTTATAATGCTTCATCATTTGGTTCTACAAATGCAGCAACAGGAGAATGGAGCATATCAACAGCACCTTCTGTGAATTATGGAACAGCAGGTTTCTTTATTTTAAAAGATGCTTATTCAGGAACAGACCAAAGTTCAAATTCAAATAATTGGACTGGTGCTGGAACTGGTGGATCGACTACAGTAGATAATCCTTCAAATAATTTTGCTACTTTAAACGCTATGTGGACAGACAGTGGTATGACATTTTCAAATGGAAATACAGCAGTTCAATGGACTGGTAATAATAAAACTTGTCGGACTACTATTGGTATGGAAAAAGGAAAATACTATTGTGAATTTAAAGTTATAAACAATGTTGGTGGTGGTATCCAAGCAGCAATTGTTGATGATACTATTTTACCAAGCACTTATGCTCATAATGGAGCTGGTGGTTATACTTATAGAGATACAACTGGAAA